GGCAAAACATAAGCCAGTTTTTCAACCGATGGACGTCTACGATGAGGGGCTTACTCCGGAAGGCTTAGAAGCTTTTGGCGGGGCTCTTTTCGATGCTATAACTGGAATAGGAACAAGCTTAGTTCAAGGAGCGCAAGGAGCTGTGGTAGGTGGCGCTCTTGGGCTGGTAGGCGGCGGTTTAACTGGAGGCCCCATAGGGGCAATAGGTGGGCTTGCAACAGGCGCTTCACTAGGCTTTACAGCAGGATATACCTCAGACATGATAGCTAACGCCGTTATCGATAATAATATTGAAAAAGCTAAGAGGCTCGGTATTACTGTAGAAGATCTTGTAAAAAGAGGGGATGCAGATATTTTTCCTGGGTTGACAACTGGAATGATACAAGGACAACTAGAACGAGTTGGCTTGAATAAATTATTTAAAGGTTTTGCCTCAGGTCTAAAAAACAAATATGCTAAATCATTTGTTGATTTGTTAGGAGTGGGCACCACTAATGCAATGCAAGAGGCTGGTCAAGCGTATGGAGATATATTAAACCGTGAGTTTGGAAGAGAAAAAAATAGGCTTGGAAACATCATAGACCCCAACACAAACGACGAGTTCTTTGAAAGAGTTAGTTTGTTCAGAGGTGAAAATTATAAAGCAATCATCAATCAAGGGGTTGCGGGTCTGCTCGGTGGTATTGGAACAAGAGGCCCTGCGCTTGCAATTAACTCAACTGCAACAGCACGAAAAGCTAAAGAAGCACTTCAAAAAAAATATACAAAATCTGAAATAGCCAGATTAGTTTCTTCAGTTCAAACAAGACCTGAATTTAAAAGAATTGAAAACATATTAGGCCGCCTATCAGATAATAAAAAGAATACTGCAAAAGTAGAGACCCAGGATGATGTGGATGCAATCGTAAAAGACAACGCAGGACTACACTCTGAGTTAAATGAAATACAAGACAGAGCTGTAGTCAGAGCTGCAAAATTATCAGATGAAGAGATTGCCAACGATATTTACCCTTTGTATGATAAGATTAATGACATTACACTTACAATTGATGCTATAGAAAACGCAAGTTTTTTATCAGAAGATCAAAAGCAAGAGCAAATTTCTCAATACAACAAGCAGCTAGAGGTTTTGTATAGAAAACAAGAACTTATTATTGAGGCTCTAAACCAAAAACCTAACGACATAATTGAAGAAAATTTCTTTATCGACGGTGAGCGTGTAACAAAACAACAATTTGACGAATACACATTGTCACAGAAAGGTATATTGCAGGAAGTAATCAACGACAAAGGACAGCCTGAAAGAACATATGAAAAGGTCACCGGCAGCGAGTCAAACCTTAAGACTACATTCTACAAAACTATAGGTGAGAGAGGTAAAAAACAATATCCAGTCAAGCCACCTTTGGAGGTAGCCTTAAGAGGCTTTGAGGTTGACGAGCAAAATGTAGAAGAGGGCTTTACAATAACAGGCATTGAGTCTATTAATGAGGTGGGAGACAATATTACAGCTTTCGCCGAAACTAAAAACGAAGACACAAACGAGACATCTGGTGCAGTTCTTTTACTGTCTAGAAGGGAGGGCGCACGTCTTACGCAAGAACAAAAAGAAATTAATGAAGCTGCAAAAATATTAGATGGCAAAAACTCTGAACCTTTATTTAAAGTAGAAGATTCGCCTGAGATGATACCCGATGAACAAGAAATACAAACAATGACTGATCAGCTGAATAGCTTAGATTCAGATGTTATAAATTTAGATTTGCCGACTGATTTGACCACCACAAACAGCATAGATATTGAAGGCATACAAAACAGATTTGGAAACTTGCCAGTGCTCGACGTAAATGGTTTGAAACAGTTTCAAAATCTTAGAGTTTTGTTTGGAATGAGCGACCCTTTGTTTACAGGTGCAAAAACAAACCCACAAACAGGTAATGATATAGAATATGATGGCGGTCTATTATTTAATTTAAAATATAAAAACCTTGCTTGGGCTTCTTCTAAAAGAAACTTAGAGGCCAACGATCTTGCAAGGGCAAAGGCAATATACGAAAGAGATCCCGTGCCCTACGACATACTTTGGGAAAAGCGACCCGATCTTTATGGCCATGTTGTAAAAGCTATAGTTAAAATGGAGGACGAATCGATAGCATCTAACGAAGCTTTTTTTAGAGTTGCTATTGATAATCTTTCAACTCTACCTAAAAGAAATCTTCGAAGAGCAAAGAATACCTTGATAAATGAGATACAAAACTTAAGAGTCAAAAACGTAGACGGTGTAGGAAAGAAACAAATCAATGAATCAAATAAAAAACGAATACTTGATTTCCTTAAATCAAAAGAAGATTTAATTGACGTATTTCAAAACATAAAAGACCTAACAACAATATCTGATAGGGTAAACATTACAAAAAGAGTCTTTAGTGGTGATGTAATGATAGAAGTTGACAAGGTGAGTGAGCCCCAGAAAGCGGTTCCACAAGAGCTTTTAAGAGGTCAAAAACCAGAAAAAGCTAATCTTCTCCACCAAAGAAGAATCTTTGAGGCCCTTAATGAAGATGCAATGTCTGAGATCCCTTCTAACCATATTATATCTTTGGTTGGGGTCGACATATTTACAGGTGAAACTAGAGAAATATCACACCCCAACTACGGGTTTGGTAACAAAGGAAAGCTTATTGGTATTTTGAAAAATCCTATACATGCGGCTGACATGTTTCCTGAGATTAGATCAAAAATACCTGCTATGCTTAAGCCAGACGTTAAAGGTAAGATGCCCTCGCTCAAGACAGCCATAACACAAGCAGTAGATCCAAGGACAGCTCCAACTAGGATAGAATTGCAAGATGCAAAGATAACCAGCAAGATGGATAACATGAAAGAGCTTATGGGTGTACTTAAGTTGTCTTTTCCAGATGTATCTGTTTTTGACACACAATATGAATTTGAAAAAGGTTTACTTGAAAATAACGTCAGAATGTACAACAAGGGTGGTAAAGATATTTATGGATTTACTACTGGTAATAAGATATTTCTGAATCCAAAACACATAAATGAGGGCGTTCTTTTGCATGAGTATGGTCACGTCTGGCAAGACTTTTTGAGAAAAAACAATATGGATCTTTTAAATGTTGGTTATGATCTCATACAGAAGGATAAAGGTTTTGAGGAATATAAAATTATATACGGTGAAAAAAATGCAGATGGAACGGATAATTTTGATGTTGCCCGTGACGAGTATATGGCCGATTTAATTTCTACTAGAGGTCAAGCGCTTCTAGAGGCCGCTAACAGATCGAGGTTTGTTAATTTCCTTAACGCAGTATTTACATATATAAAAAGATTTTTCAGAAAGTTTACAAACATGAGCCCTGAGCAGGTGCAAGGCATGACTATGGGTGAGTTTATTGACGGCTCAATTAGTAGTATTCTAAGCGCTAGGATGAACACAGAACAAGAAACTAAAAAAATAAAGAATATTAGATTTAACAAAAGATCACCCGCCGATGATATTAGAACTTTATTAGACAAGAAGGGTATAGCTGAAAGCACAATTATAAGAACTATTGTTGCCAGGCATAAACTTAGTGCCGAAAAAGTAAACGAATTATTTAAAGTCATTTCAAAAGAATATCAAGAGCAACAACTTAAATTAGACGGGTTGAATCTTGGTTTTAGATTAAGAGGAAAAGAAATCAACCTTAACAGAAATAAAATAATAGATGGATTTAAAGAGCTTTTTTCTTCAAGATACAGAAACCCTTTGTCAGTACAGCAGCTTCAAGATAAAAAGCACGGTAGATTAAATCGAAGACTTCAAGACACAATCATACTTTTAGAAAAACTTCAGAGTCAACTTAAAAAAGAAAAAGACGGTATATCAGACGTAAGAAAAATAATAGACGGAACTTTATTAGCTTTTATTCCTGATCCAAAAACACAAAAGTTAAAACTAAATCCAGAGCTTACAATTAGTGAAGAATTAGCTCAACTTGCAGCTGAGGGCAGAATGAGGGTTGACGAGCTCACAAGACTTCTTATAAAGTCTGGAGCAATTAGCAACAAAGAAGCAATAAATAACGTAGAGAGTAATATTGGTCAATATTTAAATAGAACATTTGCTGTATTTGATGATCCAAAATATCAAGAAAATAAAAACAAATTAGAGACAGACGAGGGTGTTGCGGGTGAAGAATACAGAAAACTCAAGGCAGAAGTAAAAAAGGAGCTTGAAGGATATGACGTTATAATTGAAGAGGCTGGAAGAATAAAAGACAAATACCCTGGCAGAAACTTTAAAGACATCAAAGATCAATTGGTAGAACAAAAATACCAAGAGCTACTTAGTTTAGGGAGCCGATCTTATCCGTTTAATGCAACTAGAGGCGACAAAAAAGTTATTAATATTTTAAAACAAAGAAAAGAAATACCTCCAGCAATAAAAAAACTGATGGGGGAAGAAAAAGATCCAATTATAAACCTTGGGAATACTCTGTCAAAAATGACTTTTCTTCATGAGCAACAGAGGTATTTGAATGATCTAAGAAAAGCTGGTATGGGTGTGTATTTTTTCAATAAAAACGACATCAATGCAAAAAGACTTGAAACCATAACAGGACAAAAGCTTGTACCCATAGTAGACCAAAAAAGTTCTGGTCTTTTAAACCCTCTTAATGGTTTGTATACATATCAATATTTAGCTGAGACAATAAAAGGAATAAATCAAGGTGGTACATTAATTAATCTTTTCAGGGGCTTAGAGACTGCTGTAGGGTCCAGCTCAAGAACTTTGGGAAAAGCCGCTAAAATATACAGGCAAATTGTTGGTTACACAAAAATAGCAAAAACAATATTATCACCAGCTACTCATGGTGTGAACGTCACAGGTAACCTCTTGTTCATGGCCGTCAACGGTTACACAGATCCAAGAGCTTTTTTAACAGCAATGAATGATGTAAGGAAAGGATATAAATCTTTGAGTAAGCAAGGAAAGCAAGACCTGTATCGAACGCTTCTTGATAATAATGTAATAGATCAAAGCGTAGTAGCTAATGAGATAGAGTCTTTGTTTGAGACACGAAGAGACTTAAACTCTAGTCACGATTATATTCAAAAAAGAAGAGAACTTTTAGAGAAAAACTTCAAAGGAAACTCACCACTAAGGAAAATTTATAAATACGCTGAAAGGCTATACAGAAAAGAAGATGACTTTTTCAAAATTGTTGCCTTTCAAATAGAAAGGGACAGACAAGCAAAAATGGATTACAATGGCGCAAATTTTAAACAGCTTAGTGATGAACAAAAAAGTAAAATAAATACAAAAGCTGCAAACATCGTTAAAGATATATTACCAAACTACAGTAGGATTGGAGCCATCAATAACTTCTACAAGGGTCTACCATTATTCGCAACATTTGTTTCTTTTACTATTGAATCTATTAGGACAGCTGGAAACACTGTAAGGTTAGCTTTTGATGAAGCAAAAAAAGGAAATCCAAAAAGATTAATTTCTATCATAGCTTCTCAGTTTGCGTATAAAGGCATACAGTCTCTGGTTGGCCTTGACCTAGATGATGACGAGGAAGAGGAGAATAGAGCTCTGCTACCTTATTGGGCAGTAAATCACGAGATAAAGGTTTTGCCACAAAAAGAAAGAGGCGTGATGAGGTACATAGATTTTACTCAATCAGACCCACACGCATATTTCAAAGAAATTATCATGGCATATATGCAAGGCAAAAGCACTAAAGACTCAATGAAAGAGTCAATACTTCAAGCTATTCAACCATTTATTTCTGTAGACATTGTAAGAGAAAGTATCACCAAAACAATAGATGCCTTAAATATTGAGGATGATTCTACAACTGACATAGTAGCTAAAATTATTAATGCTATCGGTGTTTTAGAACCAGGTGCTTTTAGGCAGGGCAAACAATTATATGATGCGCACCTTAAAGATGTGTTAGGACAAACAGTAGCTGGTATGCTCACAGGATATAAGGTGAGAGAAGTTAATGCGTCACAAACAGTATTTTTTGAAGCAAAAAAATTAAGAAATCAAATTACTAGTCTCCGTGAAGGGCGTGAACAAGTGCAAAAGTTTAGGGGTAATCTGCCGCCAACAAAGATATTAGGGTATGAAGTTGGCCCACCCACAGAAGAACAGGTCGATGAGTCAATTGAAACCACTCAAAGATACAGACAAAAACATTACCAAGAGCTTTTTATGTTATATAAGGGCGCATTAAATGCAGGGCTAACACATGATGAAGTTGCGGATGAAATAGAAAAGGCTGGTTTTAGTAAAACCCTAACAAAAAATTTGCGCAGTGCTTTGGGTTATAAAGAGTTTCCAAATGTTCCATACAAGCCATACTAAAGTAAATTTTTTACAAGAGACACAACCTCATCACAGTCCTTTTGATTTCTTGGCATAAATAGCGCAGTGTCTATGTTGCTGTCTATAAGATGTTTTTTAAATAGTTTCCATCTCAAAGGAAAAGATTCGTTTGGATTCCCCTTACACTCTATTATAAATCTAGGTGGCTGTTGTATGTCTATAAAGTCTGGGGTATATTTTATAGGTAAGATCTTTTTGTTGCCTTTGTTTTGAAGTATCTTTTTACCTTTTGTTTTTTCGTAACTTGACATAGAAAAATCAAAACCAGGAACCACTTCAAATGTTTTCCCTTCGTACGATACTTTTATTTTTTGCTTCTCTAACGCTTTGTACATATATAATTCTAACTTGGAAGCGAATTTATATTGTTTGTATGTTACTTTGGTACTCCTGGTAATCTGTCTAGATCTTTTCCTCCTCCTCGTCCTCATATATGCTTATTATATCATCAAGGTTTAATATTTTTTCGAAATAGTATTTCGCATATCGAATGTCTGTTTCAAAACAAATGTAAGGGTCTAGGCTGTCTGATATGACAATATCTTTTGTAATGCAGTTAAATTTTTTGTAGCCCCCAATGCCCTTTTCATACAATAAAGTGCTCAGGCCTTCATAAAACCCCTCATATTCTATTATAGATATAACGGCTTCTTTTGCGCTGCAATTTAATCTTTTGGATTGCCAGAAAACTTCTTGCTCACCCAGGCTAAGAACATTGACACCTGTTTTTTTATCCATATAAACATAATGATAATCTTTTAATAATTTTCCTGATGATATTAAACTAAGGATAGCAAAGCTTACGTCTTTATACTCGTCATCGGTAAGACCATTACTTATTACTATTCTGTTTAGGTTTAAATCCATCTATTTCGTCTATTGCCCTTTGCAAATAAAGAGCAAAGTCTAGAGCCTCTTCTTTTGCATGTTGCAACCATTCCTTTAAAGTTAAGGTATTTTCATCTAAAGTTTTTCCATACTTGCTTATACCTTTTACGCTTCTGATTAAAAGTTCAGACCTTAACTTTTCAACTACCTTGTCCTGCTTAGGCTTATGGTCTGCGGTTGTGCTTGTTGTCCAGTTTCCATCTTCGACCATTTCAAAATACTTTTTTATTATATTGCCCATGTATTAAATTTTATTGATACAAATTTACAAAATTAAAACAGGTGTGTAAATCTTGCTATCTGTCCATTAGATCTTGAATGAACAAACCCTTCGATTGCTTTGGGTGAATGTTGGTAGCCGTTTCTGTGGTGCCAAGAGTCAGCGCTTGAAGGTGACCTAAGCGCTTCAACTGTTACTCCATGATAGTCTTTTGATATTTTGTGATGAAGATGGTGAATATATACATACCGGTGCTTTGTGTCGCTCCAAAGTTTTCCAGATTCTTGAGCCATTAACAGAGGTAAGTCTTGCTGTTTTGCACCGTCTCCATGAGTCGTCCCTATCAGACTAGTTCCGTATTTAAAATATTTTCTATGAGCTATACTTACATCAAAAGAGATGTTACTGCAATTTCTATACCATGATTTTATGGCATCAGCCAGAAAAAATCCATTTGTATAGTCATGATTAGATGGGTTGTACATTACATGAACGTCAGCGATTTTAATTAATTTATCTAAAATATCTATGTATAACTTTTTAGCAACTAAAAAATTATCATACCACATTCCGTCGGTGTCTTGTGGTGTTCCTGATGTGGTTAGCCTTTTAGGTGTGTCAATATGCAGAATATCATTGCCGGCAACAAAAACTATTTTATCTATATCAAACCCACTTGACTTGTGCAATATTCCATTTACCCCTTCATTAACTCTCTTGACTGCTATTTGTGTGTTGTAGTCTTCACCTGTCTCAAAAGATGATGCTAACTTCCCAACATGTATATCAGCAGGATCAATAACAAGTAAGCAAGGAAAATTATAGTCTGCTCGCTTAATTTTTTCATACTTAAAGGTATGGTTTTTTATTTCATCAATATGATCTTGTAGCATTTCCTCGAATGTCGGGCCTGTTTTACTAGGCCTGAACTGTATTGACCACTTCTTGTCTTTGTTCCAAGCAATACCTACATTGTCAAAATTTATTCCACGCTCCTCACATGCTTGTGCTAAAGCAGGGTTTTCGCTTCTTTTTTTTGCACGAGAAATATAATATTTTACATTTCCTCTTGTGTGATTTATAGTTCTTGTGTTTTCATCAATCGACAAGTCGCTATGTATTTTTTTTGCAATCTCTGTTGGATTACTAAACCCACTTTTATAAAGCTGTTCTATCTTTCTTTTTATCTTTTGTAGTAAAGTATCTTCATTCATGTCTCATTCAAATCATTCTTCAAGTCTTTAAGGAAATCAATCAGTTTATCAACCGCACATATTGATGAGTCTTTCTTTGTGTCAAATAAAGCTTCGTAAATATTTACAACGTGTTTCGAGAGTAAATTTATAATGTAGTTGATATATACAACACGCTGCATCATTTGTCTTGGTGAACCAAGAACAAGTCACCAAGCTTTGGATCGATCTTTTTAATTGCACGATAAATCTTTCTAGATTCCTTTTTTGTTTCAGCCTTGTCGGCTTTAGTGGAATTAAGTCCAAGGTTCATGTACAATTGTGCGTCCAAACATAAAAGCTTATCTAATATCTTTTTCTGATTTTTGTATTTTCTGTGCAATAAGTCTATCTCAGAGTCAATGCTAAATTCTTTCTTCAACATCCTCTTGTGCAGTTGCTCAGGATAAACAGTGTCAAATTCCATATAGTAAAGTTAACAAAGGGTTGTTAACAAAAAAACGGTAGTTATTAACAATCAAAACTTGTAGTCTTTGTATTTCTCATACAAGTGTTGGTATATTTTATAGGATTGACAATAATATTCGTAGTGATCATATGTATTAGGTGAAATAGATTTTTTACTTGGTTCCCTAACCTCAATCCTAAGTTTTTTATTGCCAACTGGATTAGGTGCCACTATAATGTTTCTATTCATACACCACAACATGGCATCTGTTTGTTCTTTTGTGGGAAAAAAGTAATCAGGGTCAAGAACTCCAGGGAATCCCAACTTGTTTTTCTTCTTCATAATCATCACTTAGTTTGTGTGTAGGTGGCACATTGTTTGCATAGTATCTACCACTAGGCGAGTGATACTTAAAAACAACAGAAGACCCAATATCTCCTTGAAACTTCATCTTAACCTTTTGAACCAAAAACTCTACGTCGTCTTTAGCTCTTTCATCGGTGTCATTAAAATATCTAAAGATGGTAAAGCCATCATGCGTTTGATTTCTAAAGTCAGCACTACCTGACACGCTATAAAGATCAGGTATTTGATATATTCCATTCTCTTTTAAAACCATTTTTTTTGGATGTGCTATTAAAAATATAATTACGTTGTGCATCTGTGCGAAGAGTGTAAGTTTGGTTAGTGTGTTTCTTATGTTAATTAAATCGTTTGAATTAGCTTTATCAAACTCCACCTTATTAAATGCGTCAATCACAAATATATCTATACCATAAATAAACAACTGCTCTTTAAATTTATCAAAAAGCCAAGACCACTTTGGGAACTCCCCTTGCTCCGGTGCGGTTAAATATATTTTTTCATTTGCCCAATCCTTGTATTGTGTAACCTCTTTCTTTGTAATTCTTTTATAAAAATCTAAATCCCTGAAAAAATTTCTACCAAAAAACTTTTCAATAAACCTAGTTTTATATAGTTCCATAGGGCTATGTTCTGGAGAAAAGAATGACGCTTTCATGTTATAGTCCTTTACTAAATTCATTACATACCACTCTACAAAACTAGACTTACCGTGGCTTGGTATTCCAGTTGCTACACAAAGGTGTCCTCTCATTACGGAGAAAACTTCCTTAAGTTCTCCAAAACAAGGGTGCTTCGGATAAATAGTTTCGGGCAGACCCTTATCGTGAAGATTGAGTATGTCATCATACAAATCCTCTACAGTAAAGGTTCCACTGGCAGGGTATTTTTTTGAATTTTTACAACTATCCAACAAGACATTTTTGCCTTCAATAAGATCAGCATTCGCATCTTTGTTCTTAAATATTACACGCTCACATCTATATCTTCCAAGTCTTTGTGCTATTTTTTCAGAAACAAAATTACCCTTTTCGTCGTTGTCAGTGCATATGTAAAATTTATTTATGCCTTGCAAATACTTTTCTGTATTGATCCAAAAATCGTCAGAGTCGTTTGCACCGTTTGGCAAACTAATTACATTTGATATACCCACCTCTACCATTGCTAGAACATCAAACTCACCCTCAACAATATAAATTTCTTCAGAACCAATAGCTGAATTGATATTATAAAAGGTTGCCTTTCCTTCTTTTGATTGAGTGAAAGCTTTTTTAGCAGATCTATATTTTTTATTTACAACCATGTCACCCTCAAAATAGTTAAAAACAATGTTGTTTACTTTGCCTTTATGTTGAGGTTGATAATAGGTCTCTTCTGTAATGTTCATTTTTTTTAGTGTAGCTTGAGATATGCCCCTGGACTCGCAATATTTAACACATTTATCTGATAGTTTGGTGTAGTTGCTCCATGATTGTGGTGGTAACTTAAAAGGTCTGATGCTTTCCGTAATTGACCTTTGATCTCTGATTGATATTGCCTCACAGTAATGGCATTTTGCCACTCCTTTATCTATATTAACTGATAAAGATTTTGTTTTCTTGTGATCACAAGCAGGACAATCTAACTTGACCTGACCACCTCGTTTATTTTTCAAATCTATTTTGCTCCACTCAAATGTATTCATCAAAACGCTAACCTTCTTTTATTTGTTTGTTTGTAATTAATTTTTTTAACCAACCAATGTTTAAAATGTTTTTGGTATTCGTGTAATGAATTTGAGACATTACCTTCCGTTATCTGCCTTACATAAAATTCATGAAACAACTCCTCGATTTGTTTATCATTTAATTTATAGTTTTTCTTTACTGCGTTGTATACACGCCCACCTATGTATTGGATTTTGAAATCCTCTATATCTATATTCTTTTCATTATTATCATTATTATCATTATTGTTTGTTGCCCTTTGTTTGTCTTTTGTTTGTCTTTTGTTTGCCTTTTGCTCGCCCTTTTTCACATCATCCTTTTGGTAATCGTCATATTTTACAATAGTTACAAGAGTATTTTTGTTTGTCCCTTTTGTAAGAATCGTTTGATCTTTTTTAAGTTTATTTAATGCCAGGCGCACTTGCTTTATAGACAAGTCTGTATTGACAGATATTTTTCTGATCGATGTTATGTGTTGTCCCCTTAAAACTTTGGTCCCAAACACAACATTGTCTTTGTGGTTTGCCCTTAATAGCAGAAACAAAAAAACCTTTAAAACATTGCCATCTGAAAAATACCCCCACTCAAGCAACTTTCTATTTATCTTGACGTAACCCTCCACTCAGTTCTTTAATTTTCTGTTTTAATTTTATGTTTTCTGATTTAAGAGATACCATATTCATAGTCTGTCTTCTGAACATAGTTTTGAAAAGCGAAGTAGAGCGCTTGTATCTGATCATCTTTTCAGCTATGGACTCTTCCCTATCATTGTCATCAATAAACCCATCTAAACCCTTTAAACGGCTTTCTATGATATCATAATATGATTTGATTTGTGGGTCATATTTAAGGTATACGTCTTTTAATTGTTTTATACCATGTAGAACCGTCGCATGATCCTTCGAATGTTTTATTTTTTTGTATCCAACTCTTGACCTACCCTCAAATAAACCCCCCACACCTTCTAGTGGCAGGGAGGTATATTTATATATAAAATAATAATACAGTGATCTTCTCCAAACTAATGGAAGTTTTCTCGAATGTATATTTTTCCATATGTCGTAGTCAGTGACCACACTATCTACAACATCTACTACTGCATCGACAGTAAGTTTTTTCTTTTTAGACTTAAACCTACTGGCTCTATAAAATCTATATTTAGTCATCTAAAATGGGAGATCGTCTGCGACCTCTTCTTTTTGCTTTTCAATAGGCGACCCATTATCTTCTAGTTTTTTTATAAACCATCCAACAATGCTATTGAAGTGTTTCAAGTTACCTTCCGGATCAGTCCACTCTCTGCCGTTTATATTTATACCAACCTTGACCTCGTCCCCAACTTTGAATTTATCAAGCAACTGACATTTGTCTTTGTGAAATTCAAGCTGTATGTGTTGCGGATATTCCTTGTCGTGGTCAGTAACCAAAACAAAAACTCTTTTTTGAAAACCATTTTTACCAAAACTTTTAGTGTCTTGGATTAATTTAATTTTACCTTCTAATTCCATTTAATTTATATTATAGTATTAATAATCTTTTGTCCTGCTATAACTGACAGGTCAGTCAAAAACTCTCTACAGAGTTTTATTTTTTCATAAAGCTTTTCAACATCCTCTTCGTTGTAATTTATATCGAAAGACTTTATTCTGTGTTCAGTTTCTATATCATTGAACTGAAGATTATTTGTTATTTCTTCTTCAATTTCTTCCGGCACATCAATCATTCCTGCCTTCCAAGAGAATCTTCTAATCTCATCTTGTATAAGTTCGATTGGCGTGTCAGTCAAACAATATATTACTTTACATTTTTTAGTTCTTGTTAGAGCCATATATCCTTGCATTTGCCAGTAGTAATCTTTGTTTGGCAAATCCTCCTCATACATAGGAAAGGTCTGTAGGTTCCAACTAGATTTTATATCAATCAGTTCGTCAGCGTAGATATCAGGAGTTCCGGAAAGGTAACTATTGGCATATGATTTTTGGTTTTTGATATATTGCTTACCAAAAAAGTTATTTAGCATTTCAATCGATTGGTCTTCAACCACCTTGCCCTTTTCTAAAAACTTACTCTGTATCTCTTTTGATCTACCGAAATAGATTTCTTTATGCAACTCTTTCAAATAAGTTTTTGTTGTTACCGAAAGAGAATCTTTTTTTGATCTTGGATTTATCATTAGCTTTCCAAGAGATGAACATCTGAAAAGATATGTATCAAAGTTTTTCTTCATGATTGTTTATTTAAAATGTATGACAATGTTCCTTTACTTGAGATATTAAAATGCTCCATAGTTTTTTTATAACTCCCATGCTTTTCGTGAAACCTTCTAACCTCTTCATGGTCGTGCTTTTTTATAAAACTAGAGGCGTGTATGGCCCTCTGTTTTCTTCTTTCAGCCTCAACGTCATAGGCATTTTGGCTCGCCGTCCCAATATCTATGTTGTCGTAGTGGTTGTTGGTGCAGTCATTATCTAAATGTCTAACCATGTATCCCTTCGTGTAAATCTTTTCGCCATACTTTTGATAAGCCTGTAGACGATGAACGCCAACATTAAGATTTTTTCCTTCATGATCTCTAATTTTAAATCTTCTATATCCGTTAGTGTGAACCCAACCAACTGGATTCTTTCTTTTTCCAATAACAACTCCTTCTTTGGTGACCCTGTATCCTTTTTCATATGCCACCTTTTCGTTTTTATTGTAATTATACTCCATATTTAAGATGCTTTATATTCGTAAACAAGTTTCTTGTTTTCTCTGTCAACTGCTCCAAGGTAAGAAACCCTGTTGTCTTTATCATATTCCACTTTCCATTGAAGTTTTTTAAGCCTTCTTTGAAATTGAATAGGAGATTCATTGGGCAGAAAATTGATCCAAATAAATGGAAAATCATAAAGTTCTCTACCTATTCCCCAATTGAAACACGCTCTTTTGAATGCGTCACTCGCCTGTCCTTTTTCTTTTTCTGTTTTAGATTCAGTACCTACATCTTGTTTTGAAATCCATTCGCCAGAGTCTGGGTCTTTAACTGATACACTACAGAATAAGTTTCCGTTTATAAGTTCGTAGCTTTTCTTCCAACCAAATTTTCCGTAAAGATCGTCAAGGATTTTCATGTCACACCTTGCGTCTTTGTATGCAAGTATTATTGCTCCTTTGTCTGTGTTTGATTGTACCCTAAAATCAATCTGATCCGCTTTTAGGGGGACGTATTTTGTTTTTTGCTTTGTCATTTAAGTAAGTATTTAAGTTAATTGCATTTATATTTATTAGCGACTGAATGTTTTTATTTAGAGTCTTGATCTCTGTGGTCATTTTATCAGTCAACTTTATATGACCCTTTTTTATATCGTCTGAATAACTCTCAAGTGTGTTCTGCTTGTAAGTTAAAGCTAAACAGTTCTCAATATGTGACGGTTCATCTTTAAGAAAAAGATCGATCAGATCGTTTTCCATTGGTCTATACATGTTACTGTTAGTGTGATAAATTTCAAAGAAATGGTCGCCGTCCTTCCTTATATATTTTTCAACCTTGAATAGTTTCCCATATATAAAACTCAACCTTCCAAACTCCATTGGCTCATATCCTTTTGAAATAAGCCTATTGAAAAGTACAGATATTTTATCGTTTCTGTAAACCCTGGAGATATCGCTCATACCAAATTAAATCCTTTAAAGTCTTGTCTAGCTTGTTTTTAAATTTTTTCTTTTTGATTTTCTTTCTTGCCTTTTGCATACAAAGATTCATCATAGCTAGATGACAGGTCATTATTTTTTTTCTGACCATCTGCTCTCGCCTTCTTTTCTTTCTTCTTAAGAGATAGTTTTGATAGCTGAATACTTTTATCTTTATCATCATTTCGTTTTTTGTAGTGAACATACGGCATTTGTGTCCATAGGTGCCACTCGTTTGAATCGTCTAAATTATCTAAATTATTTTTCATAAGAATATATGATTGATAATGAGGGGGGGAGGAACCCCTCTTATCAAATCAAACAAAGAATTACTAACCAAAAATACAATGAAACCCTCCCTTAAAATCATTCTAGTTTTTAAAACTACTAATAACTTGTTTATAAACCTAATTTTTAAAAAACAAATTAATCTGTTTGTGAAACAAGTCCATCAAAGCCTCAATGTTTTCTTGTGGTTGTAACGTAGCTAAAAGAGTCAAATACTTTACACAAGTATCAAACTGCGACTGCTTTTTGCAAGACTTGATAACCCTTTCAGCCTTTATAAATAGTTCTGATTTCTTTCTCATAAACTAATTGTATCGTTTCATTCTCTCGTTCCTCTCTGTAGTTTCTTTGAGAAATTCGTGTGTGCCTTGGAAGAATATATACTTTTCAGAATCGTCCTCTTCTTTGTATACATCCGTGACTGAAATATTCATAACAAACCTAGTGTCTGTTGCACTCAACGTAAAGTGTATCACATAAATATTATAAATATATTCTTCTGAATATGCACCCACCTCATCTTTAAATGGCATCAAATAAAATTGACCTGCATCCTTCTTAAAATGCTTAACCAATTGTGCCGATAAACATTCTGATCCATTAGCTATTTTATCTTTTGGATCGATGTCTGACCTTATACCATTAACCAAGGTAAACCCATCTAAAAATTTAGCCAGTTCTAGCCCATGCCCATACATATGACCATCATACTGCCTATATAAATTTATAAGAGAGTCTGTAGCCTTGCCACTTTTCGTATGCTTGACTACATACCTCGCTATGTCCTTGAATGTCTGCTCTACAGACTTTTTTAAAGTGTCCTCTGTCACTTTTCTTTTTTCTCCCAATAGTTTATCTCCATCTATTGGAATTACTCTTGTTAAACTTCTTGTACCCATTAGATTAAATTATAATTTGTTAAACGATAATACCTTAAATTCAGATGTCAAATCTTTTTCACTTGACCTTTTAGCATATAGATCATTGAATTCGTCTATGTCCTCACAATTATAAAAAATTGTGTCATCATCAACTACATCTCCAACTCCTATTATATAGTCTTTGCAGATTTCATTGTTGTCCCTCCATTGGATTGTGCAATTGTATAGTGAGCCTTTTTCTTTTAATTTAAACTCCTCACAACACTCTTTTAAAACATCCCAATTGATTCCTCGGTTTGCATCGTGATTATTCTTGACTGCGTCTAATACTTCCATACCTTCTTCATCGGTACAAGTATAACCAAGGGAGCGAATATCATCCACTCCCCACTCTATACATATAGTATTTTTCTCTTTTGAAATCTCTTCAAAATGTCTCAAAGCCCTATCTAAACCTTGACATATTCCTATGTACTCAAATTTAGAATGGCTATCGTTTATCCATTCTTTATCATCTTTGATGTCTTGGATAACTCTTTTAAAGTCTTCTATTGTTATCATATTAAATTGAATTTGTGTTAAAGATATGTATTTAGTTCGAATCTACCAAATACTAATCATCTGATTGTTCCTTGTGAGCATGGTCACACGCATCGTTATATAAGTTTCTATTAACCTTATAGACATAATCAACAAAGTAGTTGTTCCATTCTACTTGTGATTCAAGTTCAGTATTTTTCTCTTGCAGTGTTTCCTCATCGTATGCATCAGAAGATTTTTGCCCATCGTCTTGGCTCATTATCGTTATATTTAAATCTGTTGCTCTTTCCTCAAGGTATTCATCATCGAATCCGATGCTACCCTCGTACCACTCTACTTGTTGCTCGGCATCCTCGTATGGGAGAATATGCTTTTTAATAAATTCTGTTTTACTCATAATTTTACTCATAATATTAAATTTAAATCTCTGACAAAATTGTCATTGAGGATAGCGAGGAATCGAACCTCGCAATGCACCATGCTATCCTTTATCTCTTATATATATGTTTAAGAGATGTGTCCCATACCTTGAAGTTAAACTTTTGCTTGTCTGATTTGTTTTGGTATTTACCAAGTACATCAAACAATGCATCAAGACATTCTCCATCAGTCATTTCATCGCCATCTGTAGTGACAACTTTAGACACGTCATTATATAGATTTACAAATTCTTTTTCCCAGTTCATAGCGTAGATATTACTTCTTGTTTGTTTTTTCTAAAAACCAAATAATCAATTATACTTTCATAAGAGTTTTTAAGATTTAATTCAGCTATTGAATCTCTTATTAAAAGGACAAGCTCATTGTCAAATTCTTTTTCATCATATATTTTTTGTGCAACAGGCATCAGCCAATCCCAAGAGGAATTGAAATAAAGGGTATCGGTTTTGTAGTCATCCATAGATGTAGTATAGTAGTATAAACCATCTTCTACTTCTAGTTCCATAAATTCTGCTATCAATTTATTGTTTTCCATTTTATTAAGTTTTAAATTAAATTAAATTCATTATAAGACTTCTCTTCTAGATATTGATCTTCGATATACTTCTTCAATATTCCGACCT